AAAACGGTGAAATAAAAGGGTTTAGTATAGATGCTCTTTTAAACTTACAGGAAATTAAATTTAAAACAGAAGATATGAATAGAGTAGATTTCATTACTACCTTAAAAGACTTATTTAAAAGTGAAGAAGTAGTTAAAGAAGAAGTTAAAATTGAGCCAGTTATACTAAAAGAGGAAGCTCCAGAAGTAGACGTTGAAGCAGTTTTAACACAATTAAAAGCAGATTTAGCAGAAGATTATAATGCTAAAATAGATGCTATGAAAGCAGAGTTTTCTTTAAAAATTGAAGAAAAAGACGCTGAAATTGTTGTAAAAACAAAAGAGATTGAAGATTTAAAAGTTGAACTTTCAAAAGAAGCAGAAGTTGCTCCTATTAAAGCGAAACCAGAAACGGTGACATTTGTTAAACAAAAACCTTTAGGTATAGAAACAACAAGATCAAGAGTATTTAATAACCTTTCAGAATTTTGGAACAATAACTAATGTCAACAAGTTCAATAGTAATCTGGGCTTCATAAGTATAATAAATAAAAAAAAAGAAAAATGGCAACAAACATTCAATTAGCTACTACCGAAAGTGTATCTAGCAATTATGCAGGTGAAGCAGCAAGTAGATTCTATTCTGCTGTATTAAAGTCACCTTCAACTATTCAAAATGGAGGTGCGTCCTTCATTGACGGAATACAATACAAATGGAATATACCTAAATTAGACCTATCTGGTTTAATTGCAAATGCGACTTGTGATTTTACTCCAGCAGGAACGGTAACACGTACTGAAAGAGTTTTAACAGTGGAGCAATTTGAAGTTAACCTTGCTTTGTGTAAGAAAAATTATAAGCCTACATTTGACCAAATGGGAGGTTCAGCACATGCAGGATTAGCGCCAACTTTTGCAAATCATTTAGTTGGTTTAGTAGCTGCTAATGTAGCACAATCAAGAGAAAACGTTATCTGGTCAGGAGTTAACGCAACAGCAGGAGAGTTTGATGGTTTTGAAGTGCTTTTCACAGCGGAAGCAGCCCAACCAGCAGCTTATGAAATTGCAGGTACTACTTTATCAGCAGCCAATATAATTTCTCAATTAGGACTTATTAGAGATGCAGCTTCTTCTGCTCTTTATGATTCAGATGGTTTTGCAATTAGAATACCAACATCGGCTCGTAAATTCTATATTACTGCAATGGCAGCTTTGGGATATATGGACAAGTTTCATGATGGAACAGCTCCTTTAAATTTTGAAGGTGTACCATTAATTCATTGTGCAGGTATGAGCGACAATACAATGTTTGCTACTTATGCAGATAACCTTTACTACGGTGTAGGTTCAGCAGGAGATGCTCAATCAGTAAGAGTTTTAGATCAGTCAGATATAGATGGGTCAGATAATGTACATGTTATTATGAAATGGGCTGATGGCATACAAGTGGCAAACCCACAAGATGTTATCACTTATGGAATCACAAACTTATCAAATTAATCATAAAGGGAGTGGAAACACTCCTTTTTTTAAACAAATAGAATATGGCATGTGTATTAACTAGTGGAAGGACAGAACCCTGTTTAGACGCCGTAGCAGGACTTAAAGCTGCTTGGTTTATCGACTGGGTAGAAGATGCCTTTACAATTGCGTCCTCTGAAGCGAGTGCTATAAATGCAGCCGTTACCGCAGCTTATAAGTATGAATTACGTGCAAACGGAAACACTTATAACGAAACGAGTACAGCCGATGCTGAAACAGGAACAACAACATACGAACAATCTTTATCTTTATCTCTTAAAAAACAAGGTTTAGCGAGTGCTAAAGAAATATTTTTACTTCATAAATCAAGACCTATTGTAGTAGTTCAATTTAGAAATGGAGATTATAGAATAATGGGTCATACTGATGGTGTGATAGCAACTGGAGACATTCAAAGTGGTGGTAGCAAAACCGAATTTAACGGTTATAACTTAACTTTTACAAGTGTAGAAAGTCAACCAGCACCATATTTAGATAGTGCTACAAAAACAGCTTTTATTGCGTTATTATCAGCAACTAACATTGATCCTTAAATTTTAATGAATTTAATTTTATAAAAGCCTGTCTAAATGATGGGCTTTTTTATTTGCAAATACAACAAAAAGCCTTAAATTGTATTATCTTATATATGACAGTTTTAAACCCAGCAGTTACAAGCCATGTAATTAGTGTTATACCTAGAACGTATGATATAACAAACGCTCATACTTTTTCTTTGTATGATGAAGATTTACAGACTACAACAAGTATATCAAATACAAAAGCCTTAAATGCGGGTCGTATAGATTATGCTATTACTTTAACAACGACTGAAGGCAAATCATATTCTTTCAAGATTACCGATGATGTAACTACATTAATAGTTTTTAGAGGTAAGATATTTACAACTGCTCAAACAACTCAAAATTATAGAATCAATGAGTGAATATAAAAGAAAAAGCGACGATATAACGCTAATACAATTATCAAGCTATGTAAAGCCTATAATTAAGGAACACATAGGTAAGAAATGGGTATTGAACGGGGATAAAAATTCATTCTTTCATTATATTATTGATAGGCGTAATGGTTCGGTAACAAATGCAAGTATTATAAATGTTTACTGTGAACTTTTGTATGGTAAAGGAATTGTTATAAACGGGCAGAATGAAATTTATAAAGAATTAGTTGATATATTTCCTAAAAGAGAACAGCAAAAATGTATAGATGACTATTATGCTTTTGGTCAGTATGATATGCAAATTTTAAGAGCTAAAGGCGGTGGAATAGCCAAAATAATGCACCTACCTACTAATAAATTAGGTATGGATAAAGCTGATGAAAACGGTGATATTAATGGGGTTTGGTATTGTGAAGATTGGACTAATCCCTATAAGTTCACACCAGAGTTTTTTCCTGCGTTTAAAGGAGTGATGAATGCACCAATAATGATTAAATCTGTTAGACCTTATCAGGCTGGTAAGTTTTATTTTTCAGACCCTTCATATTTAGCAGCTTTACAATATTGTGAGGTCGAAGAAGAAACATCAAACTACTCAATTAACAACATTAAAAACTCATTGAGTTATGGTTATATTATTAATTTCAATAATGGTGCGGCTTTATCGGATGAACAAAAAGACAAAATAGAGTTTAAGATAAGAGAAAAACTAACAGGTACTTCGGTGGCAGGAAACTTTATTTTGAGTTTTAATGACGGCAAAGAAGCCGAAGTAACGGTTGTTCCTTTAGAAATTACAGATGCAGCAGATAAGTATAATTCACTTATTGAAAATGCTAAACAACAAATACTAACGGCACATGGAGTTACAAGTCCTCTTTTATTTGGACTACCTTCTGCAACGGGTTTTGGAAGCAATGCGGATGAATTAGATACTGCTAGTCGACTTTTACAGGATTATCAAGTAAGCCCTCGTCAAAGCGTATTTATAGATGAATTAGCCGATATTCTAGAATTAGCAGGATTAGAAACTGATTTAGTATTTTTACCTTTACGAGAAACTTATAAAAGTGTTGATGAAACACAAGATAATAAACCAGTAGATGACACTATTGATGAAGTTGATGAAAAGGTGCAGGATGATGTTAAAATGAAAAGCCATGAAATAGCAACCCAACTAATAGAACTGGGAGACGATTTAAGCGACGATTGGGAAGTTATAGACGAAAGACGCTGCGATGAAATTACACTACGTGAAAACCACTTAAATACAGTTTTCCAGTTTGCAGATACTCCTAAAACATCACCTAAAAATAGTGAACAGGATACAAGTTTATTTAAAATAAGATACCGTTATGCAGGTGATATAGCGCTAAATGAAGAAGGTGAAGAAGTTACTAGAGAATTTTGTAGAAAAGTATTAAAGGCTGATAAAATTTACAGAGAAGAAGATTTGAATTTTAAATCAGTTTATAATGAAGATTTATCACCAGAAGGAGATACTTCTTACAATGTATTTCTTTACAAAGGCGGTGTAAATTGTCAGCACTGGTGGAGCAGGGTAATTCTTTTAAAGAAAGATAATAAAAGAATAGGTGTAAATGAAGCACGTAAAATGATACTACAATTAGAGCCAGAAGATAGAAAAGACGCTAAATGGGTTGATAATGAAAAGGAAGTAGCCGTAGTAGCATCTCCTAGTAATAACTGGTGGAGTTTAAAACCTAATTATCGTAATAGTGGTGTAACACCTAATAAAAAATGATATGGGACTTATAACAGCACAAGAAATATATACTAATACATCGATGGGTGGCAATGTTGACCCTGATAAGTTCAACCATATAATTAGAGATATACAAGTTTTAGTTTTAGAACCAATATTAGGAACTGCTTTATATGATAAGATTGTTACAGATTTTAACGAAGGAAGCACAAATAATTTAGCAGGTGACTATTTAACGATGTTTAACGACTATATTAAACCTGTATTATGGCACTCATGCTATGCTGATTATTTAAGAGATGGTGTTATACTTGCTAGAAATGGTGGTATAATTACACATAACCCAACAGATGGCAGTCCTTCTAATTCAGACGACATAAAATATGTAGCAAAAAGAGCACAATCTAAAGCAGATACTTATATTGAAAGATTAGAACGTTTTTTATGTGATCAAGATATACCAGAGTATAAAGATTCACAACCTAAT